TTACTGTTGCACCATCACCAGTAGATGTTACTTCTCCTGAGTGGTTAGGGTGGGTATATTCATTAGCCGCAGCCCACGTCAACCCACCAGTATTACCTGATTGTTTTTGTAGGAACTGTCCATTAGTTCCAGCGTTACTTATTTGTAGCCGTGCTTCATCAATCGCCTCATCAGCTATCTTGGCTTGGCTGGCAGCATCATCTTTGACGCCGCCCGTGCTTATTTTTGTTAATGCCATTTATCCTTTAATTAATAATTTGGTTGATGAAAGAGCTATGCCAGCTTCTACGTCATACAACTGTGCGCTAGTTCCTAAAGTTCCGTTATTTTGAATATAATATGTAGTGGCTGGAGTTAAGCTTGATTGAGTAGTTGTATTACCAACAACTTTTACAGTAGCTGTTTGTCCATTCGTATATCCAGCGTCAGCATACCCAATAAATTTATTAGAGTTGGAAACAGGTCCTCCATGATCACTAGCAAAGAAAGATAAACCTTGACTTGACTCGTCATTGGGAACAACACCAATAATAATCTTTGCTGTGCTATTGTAATCGACACCAAACATGGTTGGTCCACTATGAGGATCTGTTTCTTTTCCAATTAGTGAAGTTGTAAAACTACTTTCAAACGAAAATACATTGCTACCATTACTAGTTATCGTGCCGGCTTTTGATGTATTGCTAACACCTGCAACATCTGTCCAAAACAAACAAACGCGAGTCATATTCGGATTGTAAATAAGTTTTAGTCTCATTGATGATTTTTGAACATTCCCACTGCCAGCATCTGTTTTAGAACCGCTCATCGTAATACTATTTCCACTGTCTGCAACTGTTCCAACTGTTCCAGTTAATCTACCATTCTCAGAAAGACCACTTGATTGATCACGGAACACTATATACATTTTTTCGTCTGACGGATTATGACATATACTCGTCTCGGCACAGAATGTCGTTGAAGCAACCATATTTGTTTCACTACCAATAGTCATAGTATTGTCTCCATTGGTTTGTGAAACTGTAGCTACTTTTAATTTTCCAACATAATTACTTCCATTGTAATAAGTATATCCAAAAACAACTCGACTATGAGTTGTATCGTAAGCGATGCAAAGATCTCTTAAACTATTAAGGTTATTTGCAAGAGTGTATTCACTTCCCCAACTAATTGTTTGGTTTGAGGTTGAAACTGTTCCAACTCTGGCATACGCATAATTACCTACTTTTACAAAAGATACAACTTTGTTACCAGCTTGACAAGCTACTGAATCAGTTGGATTTCTGCTAGAAGATACATCAGTCAAAGATCCTACAGTTGTGTAGTCTTGAACTCTATATTGCCATTTGTTTTGATTTGTTTTGCCTACATGTACTATTTTATTAGAAGTCGTATCGTAAAAAGCATCATAAGCTTCCCAACCAGTACCATAATTACTTGCAGAAGCCCAAGTTACTGTCTTTCCATCTGTTGATGGTGTCCCTATTCTGTAATACTGATTAGAATTGTTTGAATTACCATAGCCAATAATATACTTATTATTTACTGGATGATAAAAACATGAAAAGCTTGTAGCAGAATCATATGATACCTGATGCTCAACTGTAGTGGTAGGAGGGCTATTAACACTTATAGAAGTACTTATTGCCTCTAAAGTTCCATCACTCTTTACCGCAACAGCACCTTCAGCACTAACGCTACCCGTCATGGTTCCTTCTATTGTTGGAGCAGCCGATATAGCAGGAGAAAGTTTAGTAGAATCTAGGGTGCTATTAGATGTTAAAACTGAATGGAAAGTTGATCCATCAACACTAAATTTAAGATCATCTTGTATTCTTAATTCTGAAGAATCTTCCTGATTAGTTATTTTGAAATAACCGTTATCATCCCATCCAACTAAACCTTTATTTGTAGTTCCTTCTCTAAATTGAAGATAAGGATTAGTTGAACCTTCAAAAGCTATCTTCCCATCGTATGTACTATTAACAATCTTTAAAGGGAAATGACCTGGCATGGTCAGGCTTAACTGACCTGTTGAAGTAGAGGTATTGTCATTTCTTATAAATGGAGGTACTTGCCATGAACTTGTTCCGTCTCCATCTGTTCTTAGGAATTTAGTAGTACCTGATTCGCCTGTTGATTTAACATCAGTACCTTCAGATGCACCATCAGACCACTCCATTCCATTGGATGTGTACTTAAGGTATTTGTCTGTAGCTGGTGCGTTATGTATATCTAACTTGCCTTCAGGGATTGAATCATCGTTGAGTTTTGAGCCAGCTATATTTGCTGTACTTGATATGTCTCCATTAACAATACTTCCATCAACTATCTTAGCGGAAGTAACTGTATTATCACTTGGTGTACCAATACTTACTGACGATCCTTGGGTGACGATAAAGTAATCACTACCAGTAGCAGGGGCGGCAGAAAAAATGATATCGTTGCCAGAAATTGCAAATCCCTCAGAGGGTTGTGATGTTCCAGCATTAGGCTTTTGAATGACTCCATTGACACTAACTATTAATTGTTGAGCCATTACGGGCGCATTACTCAGAGTAAATCTGTATGCACTACCGTTAAATGTTGCACTACCTCCACCTGTACCAGACGAGCTAGAAATTGTGTTGATGTAGAAGTTCCCAACTGAGGCCACGTCATCCCATGAACTCGTTGTACCGTTGTACACCTTCATCTTGTTAGCTGAGGTGTCGAAGTACATATCACCAGCATCATTATTAGATGTTGGAGCTGAGGAAGCTATTCGATATCTAGCTGTAAAATCATTAATTTCATCAGAAATATTTTTAATATCAGTTTCTGATAAAAGTAACTTATGGTAGTTATATGTATTTGATGTAGATGTAGATGTAACAACGAGACCAACTCCAGCCGCTAAGGTTTCTCCATTAAGTGAGCTAGGAAATCCATTAATAGTAACGGTTGTATTATCAACTCTTTTGGCTGACGTACTTGCACCTGATCCACTAACAACTAATCCAGCCGCATTATTAATACTGACTACAACTCCATTTGCAGGTTGAGTATTTGGAAATGAAACCTCATCAGCAATGGTTACAAAACCACCAATAGCAGTCTGAGAACTAGCAACGTGGGCAGCAATAACCTTTGAGGAGGGTATTTCTGTATCGCTAGTAGTGTCTAAGGTTCCAGCACTTGAATTTTTAAATGATTTACCAGAGACAATATTTAAGTTAGTAGTTGATCCTGTATAACCATCTAATTTATTTAATTCTGAGGTATTAGAAGTTATTCCATCAAGCGCATTTAACTCTACAGGAGTTGCTAATAAACCATCAGTTTTGTTTAATTCAGCAGTAGAGGCAGTTACACCATCAAGGATATTTAGTTCTGCTGTTGAGGCAGTTACACCATCTAATGTTTGTACCTCAGCTTGTGTTAAAGCTGCTATTGCTGATGAAGCTCCAGTTTGACAACTAGATAAATTAGTTAAATCTGTAGCTAAAGCTTGTTTACCTGTAAATTGCGTTTGAATAGCAGAGGTGACACCAGTTACATGATTTAATTCTGTAGTTGAGGCAGTTGCTCCATCAAGTTTATTTAATTCTGCTGTTGAGGCAGTTAAACCATCTATCTTTTGGACTTCTGTTTGAGTTAGATCCGCTAGAGCTGAGGCAGTACCCGCGCTCATAGTTGCTAGTTCTGTTAACTCACTATCTAATGGCTGTTTATTATTAGTTAAAGTATTGAGCTGAGTCTGTATAGCTGAGGTAACACCATCTGTATGGTTTAATTCAGTAACTGTGGCTGTAATACCATCCAGTGTATTTAATTCTGCTGTTGAAAGTGTTGCTCCATCTAAAATATCTAACTCTGTACTAGTTAAAGCAGCTAATTTAGTAGCCGCTCCAGACTGCATATTTCTAAGAGTTGCTATATCAGCATCTAAATCGACTCTTATTTGTCCTGTACCAGGATTATTATCGACAATCGTTACACCATCACCGCCTGAAACATCAGTAGTTAAGGCTGTATCGATCTTTGCGTCAACACGTCCATCTATAGCTCCTGTTGTAGCTATCTTGGTATCATTTCCAGCCCATGTTTCAGTGCTAATAATAGTTGGATCACCTGTTTTCCAAGCTGAGGCAACATTATTATTAGCTTCCTGAGTTACATATAGGTTTTGAGTAAAGTTATTGTTTAGATCCCTAGCTCTAATAGCTGATCCAGAGTAGAAAGTAGCTTGAGTTTCCTCATCACTAGTCTGTCTAAAGATCCTAATAACAGTTCCTACAGCTGGAGCTGAATTTAATTGTATTTGAGTTAGATTTGGATGTGAGTATGCAGTTGTAGCAACGCCATCAAGTTC